AGTCAGCAAACTGCATATTGTTGGGTTCGGCTAAAGTACCCGTCTGGACACCATACCTTGTACCGTTGTAATCGGTAATCGGCTGAACAGCAAGGACATGGGTGTGACCTGTAACGATAGACGTACCGCCGTGCAAAGTATTGTTATACCCTGCGTACTTGCCACCTTTAAACCTATGTTTGATGCAAACGTCCTCATTTACCCAATATGACCAACAAGGTGACCAACGAGGGAAATGATCTTTTAATGTAAAACCCTGAACTCCCTCATAAGCAGACGCTTGGTTAGCCAACATGGTTTCAAAACGTGCGTCATGGTTGCCTAAAGTCCAAATTAACGGGCATTTTGTAATGTCTTCGATTTTGCCTAGATAGAACTTGCAGGCTTCTAATTCATCTTTAACCGTGGGTTTGGAGTCCCAACCAATGCGTGGATAGCGGGAAATAGCACCACCGTCAAAAGCGTCTCCATTGTTTACAATTACGGTTGGGCGTAGTAATTTAATAAAATGAATTAACGCTTTGAAGGCTGTGGTGGTGTCGTCAGGCCAAAAGTGAGCGTCTGAAAATACAATTACTATGCCTTTTTCAATGTCAATGCCACGGCGCACGTTGCCTGGCGTGTCGTGGATCTTTTTAACAAAGGCATTTTGTTGCGAATTATGGGTAATTAATCGAATGTTATGCTTAAATTCAATGGATCGCCTACGAGCGTAAACATTTCTTAAAGCAATATTTAATCTTTGTGCAACTAACCCTGGGCTGCCTAACTCGTTCCAAACTTTAATAAATTCATCATCGGTATACACAAGTGACATAAAATTACCCCATGAGAGCAAAACGAGTCGATATAAATCAAAAAGATATAATCCACGCCCTAAGAACTTTCGGTGCAATTGTTGTGGATTTATCGGGAGTAGGCAAAGGTTGCCCAGATTTATTAGTTGGCTTTAAGGGTAAGACCTATCTTATTGAAGTTAAAAAAGATAGTAAAGCGAAATTTACCGCACCACAGTTACAGTTCAATGAATTATGGAATGGTGGCGTAATTGCTCGCATTGAAACGGTTATTGAGGCTATTGACCTGTTAAACGGTTGATTTATAATAAAGAAAAGGAGTAAATATGGATTATCCTGCCGTATTTGTCGCAACTTTGTTCCACAGCGGGACAAATGCTCATTTCATGCACTTGCAGACAGACTCTTATGCTAAACACAAAGCGTTGCAAAAATACTATGAAGGCATTATTGATCTGACTGACAGTTGGGCCGAGGCGTATCAAGGCTGCTACGACATCATTAAGACATATCCAAGGGAATTTCACCTAGCGACTGATCCAGTTAAGTACATTGCTGGCATTAAAAAGTTTGTCAAAGACATCCGCACCGAATTGCCCGATGAATCTGAATTGCAAAACTTGATTGACGAGATTGCGGATTTGATTGATTCAACCCTTTACAAGTTAAAGGCGTTCAAATGAGCAAAGCAGGACTATATGCAAACATTCTTGCCAAACAAGAACGTATCAAAAATGGTTCAGGCGAACACATGAGAAAGCCAGGCTCACCAGGCGCACCCACAGCTAAAGATTTTAAAGAATCAGCTAAGACAGCGAAGGATACTAAAAAATGACCGCAGCATGGACGCGCAAAGAGGGTAAGAACCCTGCTGGCGGGCTAAATGCCAAAGGTCGAGCGAGTGCTGAAGCAGAAGGGATGCACCTAAAGCCACCAGTCAAATCAGGTGATAATCCAAGACGAGCTAGTTTTCTTGCGCGAATGGGTAGTATGCCAGGGCCAATGGAGAAAGACGGGAAACCGACTAGACTAGCCCTAGCCTTAAAAGCATGGGGCGCATCAAGCAAAGAAGATGCTCGATCAAAAGCTAAAAACATAAGTGAGCGTAACCGTGGCTGATCCTAAGAAACTTGCTGATTCTTTAAAGTACCAAATGGAGTTGGAAAACGCTTTAAGACCAGCAACGGTCAATCCAACAATCCAAGCACAAGGCGATGAACGTCGGTTTATGTCAGGCATTACCGCATCACCTTGGTATTCAGAATTTCAAAAACAATACGGTGAAGCGCCAGATTTAAGCAAAAACGCTGATTATGACTACCGCAAAGCATGGGCAGCTGGCATAAGACCTGAACCAGATCCGTTTGACCAAAACCGTCTGCATTGGCCTTCATCCGCACCATCTGGCGAAATGCTCAAAGCTGAAAACCATCCAACAGCATGGAAAGAGTATTACATGAGAGCTACAGGACAAAACCCTGACGCTGTAGGCGCAACCCAAGCAGATTGGGAAGCAATGCAAGGTAATCAATAAGTAAGCTAAACTTAACCTATCTTAAATCTAAGACAATTGAGAAAGATATGCAGCAAGCTAAAGTAGCTAAAACTAGATCAAGGGTTGGTGGTCGAGCCGTAGGTACGCCTAATAAGTCTACAGCGAAGGCTAGAGAGGCGATTGCAGCGTTCGTTGATGGTAATGCCCACCTATTGCAAAGGTGGCTTGAGCAAATTGCTATAGATGATAGGTATGGGCCAAAGACAGCGTTTGATTGCTTTATGGCTGTAGCTGAATACCACGTCCCCAAGTTAGCTAGGCAAGAACACGTTGGCGCAGACAATGGCCCAATTGAAATGGTGGTCAAGTGGCAAGACGGGAAGTAACGCTACCCTACTCACCAAGAGCAGCGTTCAAACCATTTCACGACAGATCAGAGCGTTGGGCGTGTCTTGTTGCCCATCGACGGGCTGGCAAGACTGTTGCGGCTATAAATGACATTATCAGGGCGGCACTTATGTGCAAAAGCCCAAATCCCTTATTTGCTTACATTGCACCGTTCCGTAGCCAGGCTAAGTCCGTGGCTTGGGATTACCTTAAACACTTTGCTAGACCAGTTCTCGCAGCGAGCAATGAGGCAGAGTTGACGATTGAGTTGGTAACTGGCGGCAAGATACGCTTATTTGGCGCTGACAATGCAGATGCCATGCGAGGCTTAGGCTTTGATGGCGTGTTTATGGATGAATATGGTGACTTTAGACCTAGCGTGTGGGGTAACGTCATAAGACCAACGCTCAGTTCAACGCAGGGTTGGGCTGTCTTTGCAGGCACACCCAAGGGTAAAAACCAGTTTTGGGACATATTTGAAACAGCACGGCGAACGCCTGACGAGTGGTTTCATTTGGTGTTAAAAGCCTCCGAATCTGGACTGTTGCCTGACACGGAGTTACGAGCAGCTGCGGCACAAATTAGCGATGACCAGTTCTTGCAAGAATACGAGTGTTCATTTGAAGCCGCTATCTTAGGGGCGTTTTATGGCGAGGACTTACGCAGAATCACAGATGCAGGGCAAGTTAGGCGTGTTGATTACGATCCGCACCTACCGACTCACACGGCTTGGGACTTAGGTTTCCGTGACGATACGGCGATTTGGTGGTATCAAGTTGTACGTACAGAAATTCACGTTATAGATTATTTTGCAATTTCTGGTGCAAATGTTGCAGAAATCGCTAAAATAGTCGTAGAAAAGCCATATAAATACGGAAAACATTACTTACCTCACGATGCGAGGGCTAAAACACTAGCGGCAGCGGGAAAATCAGTAATTGAGCAATTAAGTGAGTTTTTAGGCATTAACAACATGGCGATTGTGCCTGACTTATCGGTGCAAGACGGTATTCAGGCGGTCAGGCAGATGTTGCCAATGTGTTGGTTTGATGCTGAACGGACGCACGATGGGCTAGAAGCACTTAGGCAATATCAGCGTGAGTATGACGAGGATAAGAAGGCATTTAGGCAAACACCGAGGCACGATTGGACAAGCCACCCAGCAGACGCTTTTAGAATGATGGCAATTGCTTGGCGGTTAGAACCAAAGGTAAAACCACCGGACACGATTAAACCGTTGATGGTTGGCCCTGAAAACACAGTAACGCTTGAAGATATGTGGGCAACCCACAAACCAACTAGGAGTAGCAGATTATGAGTGGCGTATCAAATCCCTATCGTTATTTTTATGAACACGTTGCAGCAAGCCAAACCGCACAAGTATTAGGTGGAACTGGCGCAGTCGGTGACTATATTCACAGATTAGTCTGTACTGTCACAACGTCTGCAACGTCTGCCGTTCAAATTGTTGACGGCTCAGGCACGGGCATTTTGACGCATACCGTATTGCCTAACCTTTCTGGTATTGGATGTTTTAACATCGAACTAAATGCAGTATCTGCAAACGGTGCGTGGAAGATTACAACTGGCGCAGGCGTTGAAGTTATGGCGGTAGG